GTTATGTGTAGGGGGGAAGTTTTGGACCCCTCCCCCGGGGTGGCTGAGGATAGGCGGGCCTTGTCTGCAAAGTAGGCAGTAATCTTCTCTCTATCCTCCAACTGCTTGCGTCTGTTGCAGCTATAGCAAAGCGGTTGATACAAAGCAGGGTCCAGGTCAAACTTCCCGTACAGGTCCATCATAATCTCAGCAGGGATGCTCTTATGGTCCACACACTGGGCAGGCTTACCACACAAGGCACAGGTAGGATTCCCCTTGAGAAAGTCCTTTGCAAACTTGTGCCAGCTATGGTCGTAGCCACGCTCAGGTGCACTCGGCCTAGGTGAGATATCCTCACCCTGCTTCACCGGTTCATGCATATACAAAGCAGAACGCTTAGCCTGGCACTCATCACAGTACCCGCTAGCGTTCGTATGCAGATTCGAACATCGGTATGTTTTGCATCGTTTCTTGAATAATCCCATATCGTGCGTATTATACCACGAAAACAGGTTTTAAGCAATTATAAAGCTATATTATATAAAGAGATACATCCAGATACTAACTGATACGCCAAGTCACTAACTGATACTCTATGATACAGTAATGAGCTTTCGTCTTATCAACTCAGCCTTAATATCATCCACCCCGTAAGCAAGCAGGTAAGGAACGCCGTTGCGCTTACACCGTCTCTCGAAGGATTCCTGCCTCTTTGACTGCTTACCTACCACCGGTCTCTTGACCTCCACGTATCCCAACTCCACCGGGTAGGTTGGAAGAATGGAATTGATATCCGCTGGTTCCGCTTCCAGGTAACTGGCATCCTTTGGCCACCAGACAATCAGATCACCTGTACCTGCCCAGAGTCCTGTTGAGATAAGCTGCATCGTCTTGACTGCATTATTGCCCGCCGCCTCATTCGGCACCGAGTGACGGAAGATGTGAAGGCTCTGGAGATACTGGACTATTTCTGCTTGGATGATTTCTTCAGGAACATTGCTATTGCTCTTAACCTTTGTTGTAAACTGTGTACCCTTCTGTCTTCTCATGGTTCTTATTCTCCTTCTCAATCTTGCTGTTTCAGACCCCCGCAGCTCAGAGGGGACATGGGGTATATTTATATAATAAATATATACCCCTCTGTGTCCCCTATCCTGACTGCCTTGCCCAGTGAGGGGACACAATAATGTCCCCTCTATGTCCCCTGTGTCCCCTCTTGTGATTTCTTATGTTTTCTGAGCATTTTCAGTTTACTTACAATCGGTCCAACTAGCACAATATAACCACCGTCAACAGCCTTGATTGTCCCGCCTTCAAGGAGCCTTCCGACCATTCTGTTGGTACCATTTTGCAATGCTTTCTTGGCTGCATCGTTACTCATTCCCTTGCCAACCAGGTAATCTCTCCAAGCGGTCCAGCCCAGGAAACAGTCACCTTCTGCATTGACAATACCACCCTCAAGCCATGCGTCCATGAGGCATTGCTCATCCTTGCCAAGGTCCGGCTCAGGAGCTTCTCCCTCGACCACTACAGCGCTCGTGACGGCTTCTCCATCCTCATCCAGCCATCCGTCCAGTGTAACGCCTGAGAGACGCACATAGACCGGCTCAGCTACCTCACTGTCCTTCATCTTGGTCTGCTTGAGCATGATGCCATTATTGCCCTTCTCCACCTGTATCTCGGCGTCCAGAGCACCCTTCCACGCAGAGCTTCCCCTGGCGCGTCCTTGAGCCTCCTGTGCTACACCAGTGTGGTGAATGATGAGTACTGTACAGTCAAATTCTTCCTGGAGTGCTGCACAGCTATCCAGGAACACCTTAGTATCCTGGGCGGAGTTCTCGTCCCCTGAGAGGAAGCGGTTAAGGGTGTCAACTGCAATGACTGATGGTATCACCCCGGCTTCCCTGATGCTCTGTATAACCAGACGTAAACCCTCTGGCTTGTCTATGTCAGCAGCGGACCGCGATACCAGGAAGTGAGAGAGATCCTTCTTGTGGTTTGCCTGTGACCATGCAGCCATGCGTGCGCGAAGCCCATGATGGCCCTCACCACAGAGATACACCACATCTCCAGCCCTTACCTTATGGTTCATCCATTCATCAGTGCCGGTGGAAATACGGAGTAACCAGTCAAGTGCGACAAAGGTCTTTCCGCATCCACTGGGACCGAAGAGCATGACGGTAGCCTTTGCCTGGAGCCAATGCTTCACTAGCCAGGAGAGTGGTGCCGGTTTTGCTATAAGGTCTGTTCCTGATTCCAGCCAGCTTGTGGTGTTCGGCTTAAGTAACGCTAAGAGATCCCCACCTCCTTGATGGTAATCATTTACATCGGTTCCTTCATCCGGTGGATAAACCACGATTGCGCCATGCTTCTCTGCGGCCTTCTTAGCAGCCACAAGACCGGTATTCTCACCGGTCTTCGGGTGAGGTTTGTCATTGTCAGCAACAATGGTGATTCGTGCATGGGGCAGGAATGAGCGTATAGAGGAGAGTACCGGTTCAAGATTCCCTGCACTGAATGCAATCACTGTGGATGTCTGCGTAGCCTCATAGATGGTCGCCGCGGTAGCAAAGCCCTCAGCAACATATAACACTTCCCCTGGGTCTCCGAGCATACCAAAGCAACCCTTGATGTCGGCGTCCTTATGGAAGCGCTTCTTGCCTTCCGGTGTAATGTACTGGAGATTCACCAGCTCTGCTTCCTTGGAAAATATAGGGACCATAAGACGCCCGTCTCCAGTCACATGGATGTCGTGAGGTTTGACTCCTTTGCTCTCCAGGTAAGGATGGTTGAATGGAGCGGTCTCTGTATGTTCCCAGATGTATTCTATGGAGTCTTTTGCCCGCTCTGCTCGTGCTTTACGTTCAGCCTCACGCTGCTTCTTCGCCTCTTCAAGTCTTGCCATGATTGCTGCGTTCTCAATCATGGACAATGGTCGACCGATATCTGCCCTGAAGGTTTGTGTGATACCGGCTCTCCAATCTCCAAATTGGCCCGCTGGCACCCCGTCACCGTAAGCAACGTACCAACCGGCATCATCGTCTGGCCTATCGCTGGTAGGGAAGCGGTGCAGCTCTCCGTCAAAGAGGATGGAAGGAGGCGGGGTGATTCCCGCCTCGCTCATGGCCTTGATCAGTTGGTCCTCAGGAGATGATGGTGTTTCTGGATAGTTCATCCAAAGATAAGATAGGTTGCCCATTAGTTACTCCTCCGGTTCGGCGAATGGGATGAGCTCATGTTCATATGAATCACAAGCGTCTGGTAGGCTGTAGAAATCTGATGGGATAACCGTATCAAATTGGTCACAGTAATTGTCCTTGTGGTGAATGCAGGTCTCACAACAGCGTGGTTCTTGCATAGTATATTGCTCCTTTTTCGGTATGATATCAAAACAGAGAGAGTTGTTTTGGGCCTGTTAGTTGCTCCATGAGCTCGTCATACATTTGCTGGGTGTATTTGCAGGTATTACTTATAGAGGTGCTTTTCTCCAGGCAATTCTTGGTATGATAGGCTAGCTCTTCTATAGCTTTCTGTAGTGCTTCTTCTTTGGTCTTGAAGATGTAATAGTCGTACCATTCCTTGAAGATGCAAAAATATTCATAATGACCATTTTTATAGTGATGATGGATGGTGTAACCACCGTCAACCTGTATGATCAGTATCTCTGCCCTATGCGCATCATTATGGAAGGTCTTTGCTTCTATCAGAATATTATCTGGTGGCATCAGTCTGCCTCCCATCCATCGGGCAGGGTGAGTGAGTCTTTCCAGTCGCCGGAGAAGTCGATGAGTCCGTTTGGCAATTCTTCGCCAATACACCCGAATTGGTTGTCGTACCATATCCATGTAACCAACCCTATTTCAGGCTTCTTCGGGAACCACAACAGCCTGTTTTCTATATCGATTGCGACAGGTTTACCGAGAATGTTTGCCCATTCCTTGAGCGTTTTCTTCCCGCCACTCATCAGCCTGTCGTAGGCTTCGGCCTTTGCTGATAGCCATTGATAATAATTGTTCTGGATACACCCCTTACAAGGGCCCTCTTGAATTTCTACCAACTTCCCAGTCTCTTCCTCATACCGTTTCATCATCTCAGTCTTTTCCATCACTCCACCTCCATATACTTCGGCATCGGTAACCAATGGTCTACCGTTCCCTCAACGATTGCCACTGATGAATATGTATCCCAGTTGTCTATCAGTTCGTACCATCCTTCCTTGAGATACCACTCATCCTGTTCCTCGCAGTATTCCACGCACAGATCATCATCCTCACTACCTTCTTCTTCCTCGTACTGTCTGATATAGACCGCCCTGACACGCCTACGCTTGCCGTAGCTATTCAGGTAGGTGGCGATTACAATCTGGCCCTCCTCCGGCAGCTCGCTCGCAGGTCGCCACGTGAGCTGTGCTTCGAGCCATTCGATATACTCTTCCGTATACGCTTCTTCATTGCACCAATGGTCGCCTACTACTCGCACAGCAGATATCTTTGTCTCTTGCTCATACCGCTTCATCATTTCAGTCTTTTCCATCACACCCTCCTGTTCCATGCGTCGATGGCTTGTTGTCTTGTGTTACCAGTAACCTCTATTAAGGTAAAACCATACACTATTCCATGTTTCAGATAAAACCTTACCTTATATGTACAGAATCCTTCTCTACCTACTCTCACAATTTTGGGATAACCTCCCCACGGTGAAGGCAAGCACCCATCCTCATTGAGGATTCCAAGGTCTTTGATTATCATGGTGGAACAATCAAATTCCCTTTCACTCTGAATGGGGTCACCGCACCAATATAATGTACAGAAAATGCAACCACTGCATTTATTCGTCTGTTTTACTGCCTTGACCATATGCCTCTTCCCGTCAATCTCCTCAACCCACTGTTCACCTAGACTTCTCTTTTCCATCACCCTACCTCCTTTCCCACCAGAGTAAGCACGTCTCTATCCCTGAGGGGCCTGTATCGAACATCGGGGTATCACATACTGGATACTCTCCATCTGCGTTCTTTCGGCTCTTCCTGCACGTCTTGCAGGGCTCGTGATAGGTGGGGGCCTCTGCGGTTACCGGCGGAGCTTCTTCCTTCACTTGAGCGCTTGGCTCTGCGATTTTGGCCTGTTTTAGGGGTGAGGCCTCTTTTTCCTCTCCTACAGTAAGCGGACTTATTTCCACTACCTTCTTTGGCCTACCAGCCTTCTTCTTGGGAGTCCCATCTGCTTTCGCTTTAGGTGGTCTACCACGCTTTTTCTTTGGAGTCTGCGCCGGTTCATTAGCTACAATTACTCCGCTCTCGGGTAGTACTACAATTCCACCCTTCTTGAATACTTCCTGAATCTCGGTGATCTCCTGAGATACGGCTGCTTCACAAAGCTCTACCGCTTTAGCTAGCACCGCCTTCTTTACTTCCTGGGTATCGAGGGCAACCTTTACCCAATACATACGGTTTCCTGCCCTACTACTTGAATCACATTCATTCCCATGCATGAGAAATCCGTTTGTATACCATGTGGCCTTCTTTAACTCATTCAGGTCTCCAATCATTCCTTCCAGTTCTTTTGCAATATCACTCATCTCTTTAACTCCTTTTGTCTACTTGCGTTCGTGCAGATCATCATGGCAAAGTTGCCGACGTCTGCTGCCTCTCTCATGACCTCCGTTTCGTCCTTAACAAGGATGGCGTCGGTCAACTCCTCAACCTCGTTGGATAGCAGATACAACAACTCCAGGAGGGTCAACTTGTCCCAATACCCCTTGTGCTCATTCTCGCTAAGCTTCTGCTTCATCGCCTCGGTGAAGGTAGCTATATCAGCCTTTATCCTTTCCTTACTCCGCTCCATGCTTCATCTCCCATACTCCCCATGCGATGCTGAGTACCACTACAGCAACAATCCCAATCCAAGCACTGACAGCCATGCTGGATACAAATAGCATTGATTTAATCATCCTCTTCATCCTCACTGTCCTTATAGAGATTGATAATCTCGCCCTCATCAGTGCCGCAGACCTTCTTGCCACCTATCCAAACCTCAGTGTCATCCTTGTCGCACATCTCCTTGAGACCGCCCGCCATACCTACAGCAGCATCGAACAACTCTTGCTGCTTACCGGTGCTCATCGCCTTCTTTACGATTGCCACTGATCGATCTATGAGCTTGGAGAGCAGCGCTATCTCATCCTCGGTGATATCGTCGCTATGCAAGACCTTTACTCGCGTGCTATCCACAAGCAGCATCTTGTCACCTTTGATTTTGTGAGTGATTTGGGAATAAGTGGACCCTGTTTTCCATCCACTAATCTCACCGGAAAGTCTTCTCCAGGTACCGTCATTCCCCATCCTTACCTCTATGCCATTACATACCAGGAGCACGTTATCTATACCCTCGAATCCTGTAGCTCTCCTAAATAGCGGTATAAGAGTGCTGAACGCATTAAGCATCTCTGTTGACTCCTTACTGGAGAGTCCAACAGATACCGTCATATCGCCGTCATAAGAAGAATGGGCCAGCACTAATTCCATCGAGGATTTCATCCGTACCATAGTCACGTTTTCTCTCGTTAATTCCATCATCATCTATCTCCTTCCAAATCCTTTGTTTGACCCGGTAAAACTTACCGTTCTTTCTGTATTCGATTTCTGTAGGTGGTCTCCCCCTCTGCATAGACATACAGAGGTCAACCGGTGTGTTTTGCTGCATGATATCCACCCCTGCTTGCTCAGCGATCTCCCTGAGCTGGCCCATAGCCCACTCACCGGGATAACCAGGGTGAAACACCACGAGATACTCCTGTACAACCGGGTCACTGAGAGCACCGTAATAGGAGACCTTGAGGCTTTGTTTTCCGCTGGACTTACCGGTATGTACATCCCATGTCCAACTGCTTACTTTCATGATTATGTTCTCAAGACCGGATATATCATCGTCACGGAGGTAGTAACCAGGCCCATGTTCTTCTTTCGGGAATTCGTAACCACAGCATGGACAGGTCTTCGCGCTCGCTCCGATGATTTCTTCGCATTCAGGGCATACTTTGCTCGGCGCTACCCCTTCACGCTGCCCTTTCTTCCTGGGAGGTCTTACTTGTGTGATAGGGCCGTGCTGCGCAATCACACCTGCGAAGTCGAGTACCAGGCAGTCTCCGCCATGGCTTTTAAGGCGAAGCCCACGACCTGCCATCTGTATGTAGAGACCGGGAGACATCGTCGGTCTTACCATTGCTATAAGGTCAATGTCTGGATAATCAAATCCGGTGGTCAGCACGTTTGCATTGGTAAGGGCCTTAATCCTTCCAGCCTTGAAATCCTCAAGGATCTCTTCGCGCTCAGCTTTAGGAGTATCACCGGTCACACATGCGGCAGGAATGCCTCTCTCGATGAGGATATCTCGCATATGCTGAGCATGTTCTACACCGGTGCAGAAGAACAGCCAAGCCTTCCTGTCCCCTGCTCTGGCAATAACCTCATCAACTACCAGCTCACTGTCCTCTTGCTTGTCTACAGCCTTCTGTAGCTCGCTCTCGATATATTCTCCACCCCGAAGGTGTACACCTTCTGTGCTGAGTTTCTTGACGGTAGATTTACTTCTGAGGATTGCTAAATAGCCCTGTCTTTGGAGCTGGGCAATACTCGTTACTTCTATGATATCGTCAAAGAGGGCAGGCTCATCAGTAATCATTCCATGACCCATCCTGTACGGAGTTGCAGTAAGACCGATGATACGTAGATCAGGATTAATCTCAGATAAAGCATTCAGGAACTTGCGATACATGCCTTGGTCTTTGTGTGATACCAGGTGTGCCTCGTCGATGATAACCAGGTCTACGTGGCCTACTTTCTCTGCTTTTCTATGAATACTCTGTATCGAGGCAAAAGTGATTCTGTCCAATTCCTTCACCCCGATACCAGCAGAGTAGATACCGAGAGGAGCAAAAGGCCAATGAAGGAGTAGTTTCTCGGCGTCCTGCTCAATGAGTTCCTTCTGGTGGGTAAGTAACAGGATACGAGTCTCCGGCCAGCTCTGTACGGCCTCCCTGCATAGCTCTGCGATTACATGACTCTTACCTGAGCCAGTAGGTAGAACGATACAGGGATTGCCTTCCTTATGGTACTGAAACCATAGGTAGAGTTGGTCGATACTCTTGCGTTGGTAGGAGCGCAGCTCACTCATGCCTTCTGCTCCTTGACGATGGTCTTTTTCTTCGTTTCTGGCTCCGCGTACAACTCTTCCAACAAGGTCTGCATACGTTCCTTAACCCCGGAAGAACCTTCTCTTGTGTAACAGCCAACCATCAACTGGCCCATCGATTTCTTAAAGTTCATGGCAGCTTCTTTCTCGCTCTTGAATCCACCGTAGAACTTGGTTGAGTAGGTGTTGTATTTGCCTACAATCGTTGCGGTCCATGCCCATCCATCATTGATTTCTGTTACCATAATCTGGATGCTTTCTTTCTTGTACTCGCCTCTAATTACTCTCATTGATGATTCTCCCATTGAAGACCCTACGGGCCATGTCTATAATCGCATCACCGAAGGGTCCTCCTGCGATGATCTCCTTGCTCGAATATCCATCTTCGCCATTCACCACCGGCTTCCCGTCGATGATGTATACAGCGCTATGCTCTCCGCCTAAGCCACTCTTCATATCCAATTCATAGGGGACAAGGTCCGGGTGCAACACATGGCTCTCACAGCCTTGGTACTGGCTCTCTAGTGGTATGGTGTCTCCCCAGCGCTCGCAGAACCATGTACCATCTTCCTTTGCAGTAGAATGAGCACAGGTGCGGCAATTGATCTCTTTGACCTTATGGTTTACATGACAGAAATCATGCATAGGGCAGAATCGGCACTGATACCAGGTAGGGTCAGTTGAAATAGGGGCAGGAATTCTGGATTCTAGAGCAACCCGCTTCCCGCGCGCTATGTAGTAATGAGCAAGCTCTCTGTCCAACTCTATGCGCGTTGCTTCAATATGATCATCGTCCTTGCAAACGGCGTAATACAAAGCCCTGTCAAGCTGGTGCCCGCTCATATACACCTGCATTTGTACATAGTGCATAAATTTTGCGTCCATAACTCCTTTTGTCTGGAGCTCGGCGAATGAGCGAGCATTGTGTGTCTTTGCTTCCAGGATATGCCATGTCTTTGGAGCCTCAGGAAGACCCTTAACAATACCGTCCGGGTGTCCTTTTACGTGGCAGCCAAAATCGAGAAGCTTCTGATCTTCAAGACACTCTTCCACCGTGCATCCGATAGCACGGAGGTCAGCAACGATAGTCTCTTCCTCTGCTTGACCTCGCCTGAACAGACGCTTGATACGACCAGGGAACTTCTCTATCACTGCCCAGTGGAACATGAGCCACATGTAGCGCTCACAGTGATGTCCTAGCATGGATACTCCCATGTAAGGGCGTGGGCGCTCCTGGAACGATTCGTGATAGGCATCTACGAGCATCTCTATATCGAAATTTGGGTTCTTTGGAATGGTAGCCATCACTTCAACTCTCCTATCACTCTTACTTCCCATTTACCTACATTGCGTCCATGGCGTACTGCATATACCAGGGCCATACGTGAGCATCCAATACTGTCTGCTGCTTTTGTATAGCCCTGTATAGTTCTTGTTTCGCCGGTAATGCGATTGGTTAGCTTGAACGTTTTCTTCTTCTTAATTTCTGGCTCATAATCATCAGCGTAAGCAAAGCTGAATCCAGCCTTTGAATGTCCGCCAGTCCTGATAAGGGTGCCCACTCGTGAAACACTGAGTCCTGCTTTCTCTGCCGCAGCAGACAATCCTAACACTTGACGTGCAGCACCATCTGGGAAGTAAATAATGATCCTTGAATGCTTTTCCATTTCATAGCTCCTTGCCCTGCCATCATCAGCACCGGTGGGGCAGCTCCGGTGGACCCCCTCAGTGGAGAGGGGGTTTCGGCTCAACGTTTCCAAGGAGGAGTGGAAGCTGCCGCTGGGGCTGGAGCTTTCGTTGACACCGCCTGAGGAGCAGGACTACCCTTGAGCGCTCGGTAGTTCTTGACGATATTGCCGGGGTCGTAACCAGGGCTCGGCTTCTTGTCGATGTCTACCTTGATTTCACACCGGCATCCGATTAGCTCGTCAGTGTCTTCAACTTTCGGAAGACCACAAGCGGTCATGATTTCCCTGAGTTGGGAAAGACCAATACGTTCTACCGTCTCTCTGTTTGGTCCGTTGTTGCGGATATTGATACGGTCAAATACGATTCTTCCTTCATAGGATGGCCCTTGGACTTCCCATTGGATATTGATGTATTGACCCTCTCCACTCTTGCTGTCCTTGAGCTCCGATTCCTTTACTTGTACGGTGTACCATCCAGCAGGAATGGGGTCAAAATTCCGGTCGTTCTCCGGCAGCTCTGCTGCCTGATAAATTTGTCCTAATCTTGACATATTATTTGGTCTCCTTGATTACGATTTTGTAGCTGGGTCTTCCCGGCGTTGTGGTGATAGCTTCGCTGAATGCTCCTGTGATTACAGGGTCAGCTCTCTTCCATTCGGTGATACGGATATCAGCCTTCCAGTTGAACAGCTCATCGAGGGCAGCAGTAAGGCCATGTTCCTGGGCGATCTTCTGCACTCTGTCGGCATCAACCTTGCGATTCATGCGACCAGTAACGGTGAGCTTGTACTCATCAAGGCTAAGACTCTGAGAGCCTTCAAATTCCTCGGGGAGAGCGAACATTGCCGATGTGAGATAATCCTCAATCTCTCGGCGGTGATTGATTGCAGCCTGTTCAGCTTCTTTTGCTTCAAGCCATGCAGCCATTCCTTCTTTGAGTGCTTCTGGGTTACTAACCATAAGAGCGTCTTTTTTAGCCATTCACATCCCCCTTAATCTTCTCGATGATTACACCAAGGTCTGGCTCTTCCCACATTTCCAGATTGCCGCTGCGGTCCTTTGCCGACCACTCCCCGTCGGTATCGGTCTGGATCATGCGGTAGGTCTTCCCGTCTTCGCCCTTCTCGACACGGAGAGCGAATACCTCATCAAAGAAGTAAGGAAGCGCTTGGCCCATCTTGTTTCCTGGCATCATTGGGGCCCAGAGCATACGGCCTGTCTCATCCTTATCCTTCTCCGTCTTAGCAGAGAAGTAGACGTTATAGCCTTCCAAATCGCGGAAGCTACGGATAAGGTCAGCCATCTGGTCTTGGGTAGCCCCATAGGCTTGCCTGGGGTCTTTTGCTACCTTCTTTTCGTAGCTAAGCACAACCTCAGCGATCTCAGAGATTGAATCCAGCGCCACGCTCTCGAACTGCTTACGCGCATCATCGGTAAACAGATATTCATACGCTTCTCCCAGCTCTGCGAGGCTGTGTATCTCTATATAGGGGATATCTGCTCCGCGTAAGCTCAGTAGCCCAGCCTCAGCACTTAGTACTAGGGGACGGGGAAGCGTCTTTATCAGTGAGGTCTTTCCTGCCCCACTAATGCCATGCACAAGGATCTTTACGCCGGAAGACGACACATCCCTCGTGCTCTTCAAATTAATTGCCATTGTTGCTCCTTTCAGCGGTTTGTCTCGGTGACAGGTCGCTGTACTGTAATTGATGGCCGTTGCGGGTTCTTCTGGTGGCCAGCCAGTCAATGGGGTCAAAGTCGGACCCTGTCCCTTTTTTTGAGAAACCTTACTGTCGCTCAGGCTAAGCAGTAGTGGTTTTTAGGGAAGGCAGGATTTGAACCTGCAATATCCGGTGCTACCTTAGCGTCTACCAATTCCGCCACTTCCCTAGGCTTCTCGGCTACCGCACAGGCTAAATAACCGAGAATGTTTTCCAGAAACAAATTGTGAATTAATTTTCTGCCGTCTTTCCGGCTGTCTTTGGATTGTCCCTCTCAAGAGGTATGGAGCTTAGAGGAATCGAACCTCTCTTTGGCCTTGGGAGATGGAGCAACTCCCTTCCATAGCCCCGATTGGCAGCCCGATAAATATGTGTCCGCAACCGGACTGCCGATATGTCTATGTAGTTTTGTTTGACTCACAGAAGCCTGTTTCAGGCAGTGTGATGCTAAGCAGGGTGTAGCCACTTGAGCAGCTTCATGGTTGTATTGGTATGGGTGAATCTGTCTCTCCTGGCACCGCATACGCAGTAAAAATCATAGTAGTAGTCCTTGCGGTTCCAGAGAGGGAACAGAACGATTAGCAATCTATTCATGCTTGGTCCTCATTGTCTGATAGGCCGGAAGACTCTCCGGCTGGAGCCTTGGTAGTGGTATTACCTTTTCTATATGTCAAAGATCTAACGGAGTTCTTACGCCGTTTTCGATTCATAAGCCATGCATCAAGTTCGTCCTTGTCGACGCGATTTACTCTCCCAATCTTGAAGTGTGGGATGTCATTTGATGCCAGGAGACGCCTTACTTGCGTCTCGGAGAGCTGGAGGTAATCAGCTACCTGTACAGGGGAAAGTAGAGTCATTGGGCATCCTCACTCAGTAGGAAGGTCGCGAATGCGATAATTGCATCGTGGTAGAACATGGGTCTGCGAACCGATGTCTTGTTGATAGCCTTCTTTATGGTCTCTTTCTCTTGCTCGGAGAATCTTTGTATGACGATGTGTGCTGTGCTTTTGCTAGGTGTTTTGTGGTTCATAACACTAAGTTACCGTGCATTTGCACGTATGTCAATGAAAATATTCGTTTTTTTTGGTATTTATTGGGCATTTGCAGGGTAGACAAATGCAAGGTTAGATGTAGAATGGAATTATGAAAACAAAGTCAGAAAGCAAGTATTTCTGGACTCGCATCGAGGAGGGACTACGTGAGAGAGGTATCACTCTTGCAGAACTATGTAGGCAACAGGATATCAAGTACGATTCAATTATTTCTTCCAAGATGCATGGGACAACCCTCTTGCTTGGCTGGGGTCTTACCTATCAGCCACGACAGGCATGAGACAAGGTGAAATTCGCGCCCTGGTAAAAGAAGATGTAAAAGATAGTCACCTAATAGTCACGCATTCATATGATCGCATAGTGGGGGCTAAAAGCACCAAGGCGGATAAAGAGAGACAGATACCAATCCCCGGCAAACTGAGGGATGAGCTGCTTCGCTGGGCCCCAGAGAAGGGATTTATCTTTTCTGTTGATAACGGAGTCTCCCCGGTTTCGCCGGATAGTTTGCTTGATGGATTATATGCAAGGCTGGAGGATTTAGGGATCGATCACGAGAAGCGCAATCTATGTTTCCACTCCTGGAGGCACTTCTTCAATACGAGGCTGATTGCATCGGGAGTACAGGGAGAAATCACCCGCGCTATTGTAGGCCATGAGAGCGAGGATATGACCGAGAGATATCTACATTTAACTGCAAGTGACATGGAGGTAGTAGCTAGGGTACAGAATGAATTAGTAAAGGTGGTGGGATAAACTTTACGCCACCTAATCTTGGCTGTGTTTAGTTTTTATAAGAAATGACTGCTTTCGTAAAGCAAGCCCCCGGCTTATCACCGAGGGCTTTTTTTACAATGATACCTTAACTACTATCCCCCCACCAGCCCCAATAAGCACCCCGTATGCAGCTCCCTTTGGCCCGGCGATCAGATAACCGGTTACACCTCCAGCGACAGCTCCAACCAGTGAGTAAAGCATATACGACTGAATCTCTATAGTTTTATCCTGGTCAGAAATCCGCTGGCGCATCCACGCCATATCTTCGGGCAAGCTCCCTAACGATGTCCTCAATTCGGTGATGCCCATCTGCGAGGCTTGAAGCTGTACCAATTGCGTCTTCAACTCCTGCTGCCCCAGCGTCAATGGCATCAGCGATGTTTCCAGCTGACTGCTGAGCGTCGGATATTGCTCCCTCTGCTGCATCAATTCCTGAAACAGCATCCCCCACAATTCTTCTGTCGGCACGCTTTCGAGCCCACTCTGCGAGGGAAGCGAGGAGCCGCTTGCCTCCGAATACAATGGAGCCGAGCACAAGAGCACCAGCAACAAGATAAAACCAATGGCCTTTAACCCAAAGTGTAATTTTCTGCACATCATGACTCCTTCTTTGGCCGAGCGAGGAAATCCGCCCCTGCCTGAGAGACGAAGATGATCAACCAGGACCACCCCATTTGTCCAACCGAGTACCATCCTGACCACCCCATTACAAAGGTCTGATTCCCTACTGCCAAAAGCAAGGACAAGGCTAAAGCCACAGAGATGATCTCTACTTTAGTGGCTTTCCCTTTCCGGCTTTTCTTGTAGATTCGCATTAAGAATCCGAGACAGATAGCGATTAAATAAATCAGATTTTCCATTCTAAACACCTCCTAGTGTTGGCCACTCCACGTTCCAAGGAAATCCAGCTTGGTCTGGGATATCTCTCAATGCCTGTATGTAAGCGTCAAGAGCGACAATATCATCAGAGGGAGTCAATCCTTGCCTAACCTCAGAATTGTATCGTGTATACCGCCAGTCCTCTTTGGCAATAATACGGTCACGTTTTGCTCTTACCTCTCGTGCTTGTTCATCGTCCTTCTCCGCTTGCGTCTTGCCTAGGAAGAGCCCTCCGTCAATCATGCGTGCAAGACCACCCGCATCATTCCACTCTTGCTCTGTGAGTTCCGCAATCGGTTCTCCAATATTAAGTACGTTCTCCGCAAACTCCTTGTCCGTATGTGGCTCAATCCCCGTTTGTGTCTGATATAAATAGATCATGCTACACCTCCAAATAATTCCTTATAGATACAATCGATTTTCCTTGGGTCTCCTCCAAGTTTTTTCCAGTACCCGCGCCATGTTTTATATGCGGTTTCCACCGCTTCTCTATTGAGTTGCTTGTTCTTGAATTTGCGAAACTTACGCGCCATGCGGATTTCGCCATCCTTAGAGGGTTT